GCTTTTTAGATGTTTTGTCTTTAAACATATTACAATAATAAAAAAAATAGACTATGCTTTTATATATTTTACGGATTATTTTTTTTCTCCTATTATAGTATAAAGAATATAGCATAAATGGGTGGTGGTCTTCTTCAACTTGTTGCTTATGGTGCTCAGGACGTTTATTTAACTGGTAATCCCCAAATTACTTTTTTTAAAGTTGTTTATCGCCGACATACTAATTTTGCTATGGAAGCAATACAACAAACTTTTAGCGGTCTTCCAAATTTTGGAAATTCCGTTTCATGCCAAATATCACGAAATGGTGATTTAATCCATCGCACATATTTAGAAGTTGGAATACCTAAATTAACTACTCCTGATACATATTCATATGTTAATTATTTAGGTCTTCGCTTATTAAAAACAGTTGCCATAGAAATCGGAGGACAACAAATAGACAAGCATTATTCCGACTGGCTCTATATATGGAATGAATTATCTCTTCCATTAGGCAAGCGCTATGCATGGGATACTATGGTTGGTGCTGATCGTGATATTTTAAATAATGGCTATGATGATGTTAGTAACAAAGGAAAGGAAGGAAATGATATTACTACTTTATATATTCCTCTTGAATTCTGGTTCTGTCGCAATATTGGTCTAGCTCTACCTTTAATAGCTCTTCAATATCATGAAGTCAAACTAAAGATTGATTTCGAAACTTTCGCAAATTGCACATACAAACCAAATACTGCTATAAATGGAACTGAAGCAAATGAAACTGGAAAGAATTTATCAAATGTAAATTTATGGGTTGATTATATTTTCCTTGATACTGATGAACGCCGCAAATTTGCTCAATTATCTCATGAATATCTAATTGAACAACTTCAATTCACTGGTCAAGAAACTTTAAATTCATCCGGATCTCGTATTAAATTAAGTTTTAATCATCCTTGCAAAGAATTAATATGGGTTGCCAAGATCCACAATTATAATTCTTATTGGTATAATTATACTATACCCGATATAAATGCTAAATTACCATTTTCCAATCTTTCTGCTGCTGATGAAACATCTATATTTGGATATCCCAATGATGTCAATTTTAGTTCTGGTGCTCCATTAACATCTCTTTTAAATACTTCAAATACTGGTACTGGCGTTGTTGGTTCTGGTCTTCAAAATCGTTATATAATTGATAATATAGCTCCTTACGATATTTCATCAACAGCTAATATTTATACTAAAGATGTAAATCCATTTGATACTTGTCTATTACAATTAAATGGTCAAGATCGCTTCAGTGTTCGCAAGGGTAATTATTTCAATCTTGTCCAACCATATCAACATCATACTAATATTCCTCTCAATCGTGGAATTAATGTTTATTCCTTTGCACTAAAACCTGAGGAACATCAACCATCTGGAACTCTTAATATGTCTCGCATAGATACAGCAACTTTAGCAGTAAATCCACGAACAATTAGTGATGGTGCTGTTTCTGGTAGTATTTATATATACGCTGTTAATTATAATGTCCTCCGTATTCTTTCAGGTATGGGTGGTTTAGCTTATTCAAATTAAATTATATACTTTTTTTTTCTCCTATTATAGTATAAAGAATATAGCATAAATGGGTGGTGGTCTTCTTCAACTTGTTGCTTATGGTGCTCAGGACGTTTATTTAACTGGTAATCCTCAAATTACTTTTTTCAAAGTTGCTTATCGCCGTCATACTAATTTCGCAATAGAAGCGATTGAACAAAATTTCAACGGAACTCCAAATTATGGTTCTCGTGTAACTTGCCAAATATCTCGTAATGGTGATTTAATAAATCGTATGTATTTACAAGTAAGTGTTCCTACTATACCTACTGCTAGTGCAAATGATTTTTATTATAATTATTATGGTCTTCGTCTAATAAATTATGTTGAAATTGAAATTGGTGGTCAAAAGATAGATAAGCATTATTCTCACTGGTTATACATATGGAATGAGCTTTCACTTCCTATATCTAAACGCCACGGATATAATGAAATGGTTGGTGCTTATGGAGGACGCGATCTTGGTTCTAGTACCCTTTATATTCCTCTTGAATTCTGGTTTTGCCGCAATGTTGGCTTAGCTTTACCTCTAATTGCTCTCCAATATCACGAAGTTAAGATTAATCTCAACTTTGAAGCGGCTGAGAAATGTGGAAAATTTGCATCATCTGCCCCGGCTTTATCAAGTGTTATACTATGGGTTGATTATATCTTCCTTGATACAGATGAACGCCGTCGATTTGCTCAACTATCTCATGAATATCTAATCGAACAACTTCAATTCACTGGTCAAGAAGCTATTACTTCAACTACTGGTCTAAAAACCAAATTAAATTTCAATCATCCTTGCAAAGAATTAATATGGTTTGTAACTAATGATGAAACATCTCCTGAAAAGCGTGCCAACTGGTTTAATTATACAACTGCTGCCACTAGTATAACCACTGGAGATAATGGTTCAAATCTTCCAAGAAATTATCAAGCATTAAAAGATAAATTAATGCAAACCAATATAAATTATGTATCAGGAAGTGGAATTACCACTTTAGGAGGGTTTTTACCTTCCAATCCAGTCAAATTCTCTAAATTAATATTAAACGGTAATGATCGTTTCTATGAACGCCCGGGGCGTGAGTTCAATCTTATTCAACCGTTTCAACAACACGAGAATGTACCAACAAATGCGGGTATCAATGTTTATTCATTTGCTCTAAAACCAGAAGAACATCAACCGTCTGGAACCCTTAATATGTCTCGCATAGACACAGCCTTATTATATTTAACTTTTGAACCTGCAACCGGATCAACAGCAGCTACCGATTATATTCCAGCTAACTCAATATTATATGTATATGCTGTTAATTATAATGTCCTCCGTATTCTTTCAGGTATGGGTGGTTTAGCTTATTCAAATTAAATTATATACTTTTTTTTTCTCCTATTATAGTATAAAGAATATAGCATAAATGGGTGGTGGTCTTATTCAACTTGTTGCTTATGGTGCTCAGGACGTTTATTTAACTGGTAATCCTCAAATTACTTTTTTTAAAGTTGCTTATCGCCGTCATACTAATTTCGCAATAGAAGCGATTGAACAAACTTTCAATGGTTCTTCTTCATTTGGTTCTCGCGTAACTTGCCAAGTTACTCGAAACGGTGATTTAATAAGCCGTGTTTATTTCACTGGTACTATTACTAATACCAATGATGATGTTGCTGGTGCAAATGCTGAGAATAATGCAGTTGCACTAGTTCCATATTTTGGTCTTAAGTTATTAAAAACTATTGAATTAGAAATAGGCGGACAACGCATTGATAAGCATTACTCAGAATGGTTATATATATGGAATGAATTATCACTTCCTGTAGGAAAGCGCGATGGATATAAACTTATGGTTGGTGGTGATAAATTAAATCGTTCAATCTTACTAAATGCTAAAAATAGCTACTCCGTATATGTTCCTCTTGAATTCTGGTTCTGTCGCAATGTTGGCTTAGCTCTTCCATTAATAGCTCTCCAATATCACGAAGTAAAAATAAATATAGAATTCGAAACTGCATCAAATATGGTAGATACCAGTGCAAATTATTCAGACCGTTCTTTTGCTTTATATGATAAAACATATACTACTACCCTAATAACTTCAGGAAAAACCAATGCTCAACTAACCGGCACTTCAACTAAAATAAGTTTAACTGCTTCTTCTCTGTGGGTTGATTATATCTTCCTTGACACTGATGAACGCCGACGATTTGCACAGCTATCTCATGAATATCTAATTGAACAACTTCAATTCACTGGTGCTGATACTGTTACTGGAAATTCTACCAATTCAATGAAGACTATCCGCATGAACTTCAATCATCCTTGCAAGGAATTAGTATGGGTTATTAAGCCTGATCCAGTTGCTTCTCCTGCTGCTTCTCTATTTTGGAATAATTTTACTGATCGCAACAGTGACAATCAATATGTTCTTGGACGCAATCCAGTCACTCTCGCCAAGATACAATTAAATGGTAATGATCGTTTTGCTGAACGCAAGGGAACTTATTTCAGTCTTGTTCAACCTTATCAACATCACGAATATACCCCCACTCTTTTCAACAATGGCATCAATGTTTATTCCTTTGCTATCAAGCCTGAAGATCATCAACCATCCGGCACTCTTAATATGTCTCGCATAGATACTGCGGTTTTATCTGTTTCCTCTTCTGTTAATGGCACCATATATATCTACACTGTTAATTATAATGTTCTTCGCATATTATCAGGTATGGGAGGCTTAGCTTATTCAAATTAAAAACATCCTGCTTTTTTTTTATTAAGATTATTAACATCGGCTTCGATTTCATTTGTTTGTTTTTCATATAAACATTTATTCAATTGTCAATTTTAAAAATTCCAATTCTTTTTTCGTTGATAACTTCTTTAATTGAACATCGTGATCTGCTTTTATTTTATTAAATTTTATAATATCTTTTATTCTAATATTCTCAAAGATGTTAATATCTTTAATCTCTTTATTGATGGTCTCTACATTCTCAACGAGCTTATCAAATAATTCAACTGTAAGACTATTTGACAATGTAAAAAATTCAATCAAATCTAATTGTTTATTATACATAATCTTATAATTAAATAAGACATCGTGAATGTTTTTCAACTTTTCCATATTTTCGCGATAATTTCTAAATTTAACGATTGAACTTAGAATTGTAAGAAAGGTTCCCAGAAATAATGAAAACATACTTATTATTAATGATATTGTCTCTTTTGATATTATCATTTGCATTTGATTGTCTTTAGTGTCATTTTGATAATTGATTAATGTCAATCTTATTGCTTCAATAAAAGTGGTTATAGTTGATACAATCAATATTAACAATGAAATGCGATTATATCTAAAATAAATTAAATCATATTTAGATGAAATGATATATAATGATGTGTTTAATTTCTTCTTATTTTCCTTAATAGACTTCAATAATTTATCTCTTCTATATGATATATCGTTTGAAACATCACTCGTCTCTGTCTGACAATCCTTATTCTGGTTTTTTTCTGAAAATTCATATAAGGTTAATAATCGGTCTTCCTTAGATGCAGGTGTAGTTGGTAATATATTCACAAAATCTGCTTTTAATTTTGAGGTCATCGCTGCGGCAGCGTTACTATCCTCAATCAATATCATAACCTCGTCATCCTTATTATCTGTCATTTGTATTAATAATTAATAATAAATA